ATATCGTATGAGTCGGTATTTTCTAAACGACTCCACATTTCATCAGTTAATGTAACTTCTTTACCACTTGCGAATGAGTTATATACTACATCATATGGTAAACCTAATTCATCTGCTGTACGTTCTATTTCCTCGTTTTCGGCTTGTAGAATAGGAATCCATAATAATGGAGATTTACTTTCTAAACGTACTTTAGCTTTATCTGTATTTGGAACAACACGATCACCTTTACGATCAGCAGCAGCTTTTTTACGAGCAGTAGCAGCACGTTCTTCTTTAGATAATGAATTTGCTTTAGCACGAGGTAAACAACGAGTTGTTGCTTGTCCTTTTTTCATTGTACCACAAGGACCTGTTATATTACCTTGTGTATCGATACGAACCCAATCTTCTTTTTTAAACCAATCACGTAGTGATTCGTTCATGTCATACTTTTCAGTATTATCATGTCCGCACTTATGACAAAGAAATGGTTCTTTACCGCCGTCTTCTAAATTCCATTCCCAACCGCAGTTTTCACATTCGACTGTTTCTTCATCTCCTTCCATTAACCCCTTACATACTTTAACAGCACGACCAGATAGATAAGCAGATGGTACTTCACCAGCAGCTATACGACGATTATAATAAGCTCTACCTTTAGGGCATAGCTTTTTTTCTATAAGTGATTGAATAGATTCACTAATTAATTTATGTAGTTCTTCTTCAGTCATTTTTATATAGATTATTTATCTGTTATAGGACCTCCAACAACCCAAGCATCACATGTTCTAGCAGCGGCACATTTGAATTTTAAAAATCTGCAATATCCTAATTCTCCAGCATTTATTACATCGAATGGATCTTCTGTTCCTTCATCATCGCCTATTCCTTTAGCAATACAATCCAATGTTTTAGTTGTAATATCGAATGCAGCACAATTAGCACATAATGATTTTTTAGCTTCTTCTGCAGAATCTAATTTCCACATGTCAACTTTAACTTGCCAAAATTTTTCATTTGGTTCATTAGGATTTAATGGACCATATCCATACTCATTAATTGCCTTTTGTCTATTTTCAAGATTAAGTTCTATGTTTTGAGTTGGAGCAGGACACTCATTTATCTCTGCTTCACTTAATATATTGATTAATTTAATCATTATTTACCTTTATTTTTTATCTTATAATATATCTGTACCCCGAGCCATCCAATAGATAGGATGTAAAATAGACCAGTAAGTACAGGATTTAACATAGAAAAAAAGCTATTAAATAATGCTATACACGTTGTTGCTACCCCGGCAGCATTTAGCTCATTTGATTGATGCATTTTATTAAGAAGAGATAAAAATGTTATGACCATAAATATTAACTATTTAATTTAGCACGGGATTCTTCTATGTCTTTCATTACTTGTTCGCGTATTTTCTGTTTATCTAAAGCTTTTACATGCCAATCTTCAATATCACCTTGTTCAGTTACGAATCCATTATTTGAACTCATCGAATCTAAAAATGAATCAAATCCATTTACAAATTCATCTAATGCAAAATTAGCATTTGCTTTAACAATTTTATCTTCGTATTCTTGATATTTACCATCTATTTTAAGTTGTGATTCCATTTTAATCACACAATCAAAACAAGTTTTATGAAGAACAAACATTTTTTTATCATATTCAGTTTTCATAGGTTTTGAACATGATGGGCATAATAATGGAGTAAATACAGCTTTTTTAGCTCTATCTAATTTAGTAACGCTCATTTTAATGCCGTTTCTTAATGTCCATTTTCTACCAAACTCCTCCCAAACATCACCTTCATTTCGGTCGATTTGTTTAGTAGTATATCCTACTTGTGTTTGAGTAGCTTCACCTTGCTTGCCCGACAGTAGATTACGAATACGTTGTACGTCTCGTTTTTGGAATTCTTTTTTTAATAACGTTTCTCTTGACATATTATAACCCTAATTTTTGTAGTTGTTTTATTGTTGATTCTGTAGATGTATGGCGAATACCAATTCCACCTGCATCTATCCATTGTTGGATATTATCTTTTCTATCATCAATTAATATAGCATTTGGTTCTGCTAAATCTTTTTTATCTTTTGCTTGTTTAAATATAACTGGAGTAGAAGGTAAATTATTATTTATCCATTCTTGTTTACCTATTTCTGATGATTGTTCACGTGATGGAGCAGTTAATAATTTAGGATTATATTGTTTAATGTAATCCCATAATTGTTGTCCATCAGACATCCAATTTAACTCAGCCCAAAATTTAGCACCTGCTTTAGTAATTGCAGACCAAAAATCATTTTTATCGTATGTTGAATCAACACCCGGTGTTTGCTTGCCTGTTAAATCATTATACCCACGTTCAAAATCAACTAGTACCCCATCCATATCACAATATACTTTATATTGTTGTTCGCCTTCAGCTAACATCGCAATTTTAGATTTAGCTGAATCTAGTGTATCAGTTTGGGGAATTTGTTTAACTAATAAAATTATATCTTGATTTAATTGTTCAGCATCTGCTTTAGCTTTAGCTTGTTCTTCTGGTGTTTTAGGTTTGCTAGTGAATTTAGCTGTATCAAAGTATAATTTTTTAACTTCAGCGGGATCAAATGTTTTATTAGCATCTTCAGGATCGTTATTAATTAATATAAAACGATCACCAAATTCTTGACGATATATCTCAATGTTTTTGTTTGTATCTCTCCAAGTACGTAACACAATTTGAGGTAGTAATGAACGTTCGCGTTCAGCATTACGCTTTAAAGATGTCATAGGTGAAACATATAACATTAACATCATTGTATCGTATCCTAATGCTTCTAATTCTGCTTTCTTTTTGAATAGCGGTTTAGAGGCAGCACCAGTACCATCAATAATAACGTTATTTAATCCTTCAAGCGCTTTAGCATATTTTTCTTTAGTAGCTCCTTGAGCTTGGCCCATTAATTTAGCTGCTTGAGATAATTCTTCAGGACCAAAATCTTTTAAATTAGTACCTAAACCAGATGATTTAAGTAATTCTTCGTATGTATCGTCTACATTTATTACTTGATATTTTTCAACTGGAAGTAATTGTTTTAATGTATAAGTTTTACCTGAGCCAGCAGGACCAGCTAAAAATATTGCTTTAGGTTTACCAGTTATTTCTTGTAGTATATCAAATAATTTTATCATTTTACTATAAACATTTCAGGTCGCATTTGAGCGAAGTTTCTCATCATTATAGCGGCAGCAGCATTAGCCTCATTTTCATGTGGATGGCCTGTTTTGCCGGATTCTGGTGTTAATCTATTTTGTATATCTTGTTTAAAATGAACTAATTCATGTGCTAATGTTCTAAAAACATCGGCTTGATGGCGATTAGCTACACTTAATTCAATACTTTTATTATTTGGATCATATCCACCAAATGAACGTCTTGATTCTGCTGTTGTTGGATCATATGACATTTTTAATGGAGGTAATGATTTTAATTTTAAATATTCTTTACAATATCCAACAAATTCTTTCAATAACGGGAATTGATTCTCATATAATGATTCATGTATTGGTTCTTCATTGTTATTATAAACGCTACCGTATGCATCAAAGAATTTTTGTGTTGTAATACCAGCAGGTAAAAAATTAGCTATTTGTTTTACATTACGTGCTTGAATAGCATCTCTAAAGTCAGTTGCTGATGTATTTTCAAAATTACCAGCGTCAAATACCTCAACTTTAGGATTGTCAGCTAATGAAGCAAAACGTGAACTTTCTTCTTTACCGAATACAACTACAAAATCTTGATCAGGATTATTTTTGATTGAAGATAATGTATAATATACAGGAGAGCCTTCGGATGGTATAACTTTAACTTTAGGACCTAATATATTAGTATATAATTCCCAAACCTTTAATGATTGTTCTAATGATACCCCACCACGTTCTTTAGACGAAACGGCAACTACCACCTCAGAAATATCATCTCTATCAACTAATAATTTGACTACTTGGAAATGACCTTTATGAGGTGGTTTAAATGCGCCGGGATAAATTGCTATCTTCATTAATTAATATACAGTATAATATACTAATAAATATTAATTTTCTGTCTCTAGCTTAACTGATGTAGGTAGTGTTTCAGTGTATGGGGATGCATTTGGGTTTTCTAATTTATATATGTCTTGAATTTTAGTAAACATAGTAAAATTCTTTTCGATTTCATCTACAATTTTAACTTGCCATCCTTTACCTTGCATCTGACCTTCTTTACCTTCTTTATGTGTTTTAGCTTTTAACCAAATAATACCAGTACGTGTAACTGCTTCAGTATGAGTTTCATTCCAAGCCTGCGCATAGGCCGCGAGTTGTAAATCATATGATGTATGTAGTGAATTTGATGTTTTAATGTCTAATAACCAAAGTTCCCCGTTGATTCTCACAATCAAATCGGCCGTACCAGCATACTCATATTGGTCAGAAAATAAATGATATTCTTTAGATACTAATTCTGGTTTTACTTGATTCCAGAAATCAGCAAATCGTAAAATCATTTTCCAAACATCTAATTGATATTTAGCATTACCATACTCATCAATCCAAGTAATTTCATTCCCACCTAAGAAATCTTCGATTGCATTGTGTACTTGTGTTCCCTCATTAGCTGCTTTACGCATTATAATATCGCTATTATGTCCAACGTCTTTTAGCCATGAATGGAAAAAACCGTTCTTAGGAAAGAAGTTTAATATGGATGTAACAGATGGGTAGTACTTTTCGCTACGTCTGTAGAAACGACTATCTAAAATGTTTACTTGTTTTGAATTTTCTGTGTATTCAACAATCCGTTTAATGTTTGGATCTTTGATTACATTTGAGTGTTGCTCAATCATGCGATTTTTAGTTTTATACCCATTATTTTTTCAAATGTTAGTGGATATGTGTTTTCAATTATATTTAAGAAATTCTTAAATCCGATTTCATTTGCATCTTTACCGTCCATTTCAACTAAGTAAACTTCTTTACCATAGTTCATTAATGTTTGACAGTGTTGTAATGCTTCACGTTGTGCGTCTTTATCTAAAGCAACGTATACTTTTTCTACATCTGATGTTACTAATCGTTTCATTAGCGCCTCAGAGAGTACTTTACCAAATAATGGAATAACATTTCGTTGTATTGTTAATGCATCAAACATACCTTCAACTAATACTACTGGTGCATCCCAATTTACAAAATATTCTAATCCAATTATATTTTTATTCTGTACTGATGGATTTTTATATTTGCGGGGCGAGTCTTGATCGAATGAACGAGCAATAAAATAATTTAATTGTCCTTCTGAATCATATGATGGTATAATTACTCGTCCATTATATTCACCTTCAGTGCAGAATCCGATATTGTATTTTTTAATGTGATTGTCTGTAATATCACGTTTGTGTAAAAAATGTAATGCTTGTTTAGCATATATTTGGTCCATTTTAGATAATGGAGTAACGTCAATCAGTGTTTTGAATTCCTTAGGTAATGTTATTTGATTGTAAACAATAGTTTGGCGTTTACCAGGTACAATAATAACGTCTAGCTGCTCTACTTTAGAACGATCGACTTTCATTGCTTTAAATAATGAATGTATTGATTTACCTTTAGTATTACATACCCAACAATGCCATGGATTTTCTTTCTTCTCGTTAGTGGCTATATTAATTTCTAATTTTGGCTTATGATGCTTACAGAATGGGCAATGGAATGAATGATTACCTCGTGATGTAGGTTTAGATTTACCTAATACATTTTCCAATAAGTTTATCAAAACTAGATTTTCCATACTATAACAATAATTAGGAAATAATACTATATCAAATCCTTACGGAAGAATTTACCAGCTATATTATCATTGTATGAACTAACTTCTAACACGTCATAATGAAATTGTGCCTTTAATTCAAGATATGTTAATTGCTTTTTACCTTTAGCTAGATATATAATTTCACGACGAAATTTATCTTTTCCAAATAATTTAATATCTGCTGCTAATTCTTTAGATGAACCGTAGTACGTCTTCCAATCAGATTCTATGTGTAGTATTTCATGGGTGGATTTTCTACCACGAGTAACTGGCTGCTCGTCTAGTTGTTTTTTAGTTAACTTATGTTTTCTATTATGATATAGTGATTTTTTACCAATATAAGCTTTATTAGTGTCTATATGAGTGATTTTATAAACAAAACCAAACGTGCCTTCAGGAAATTGATCTACAGATTCAATTTGTTTTTTAAATAATAACCAATTAGGAGTCATAACGTATTAGGAAGGTCATGTCTGTTTCTAATGATATAGGAACAGGCTGACCGAATTTTGCAACCATTAATAATTCATCATTATCGTTATATAATCCAAGTGTAGTAGCATATGGTTGAAAATTAGAACCAGTAGCAAAACTCATTATTTCTGAGTAAGCGTTTGATGATGTTTGGCGTAGACTTGGATTATAAGTAGTACTAAATTCATTTTCATTCACGTGAGCAGTAATATAATTTTCATATACTGTATGTTCATTAGTAAATGATAATTTAAAATTATTTATATTAACTATATTCATATCTATATTATACTACGTCGTTTCCACTTTCACAACTACAAGCTCCTTCATCACCATATATTGCTGTTAATCCACCAATAACATATATTTCTTCTAATACAACAAAACAATCTCCTGGGTAGCTTCTAAATGTTTGAGCAGTGGTTAATGTAGGGGTATAAAATCCATCTTGACTAGTACCACATAATCTAAGGCGTTTCCCAACTGCAGCTTGAGGTGGTGTTGATGGAGTAGGAGCAGCACCACAAGATACATTAGCATTCCACGCATCTCCGATTCCATTACCAGGTCCTACATCTACTATAAGTTCATAATCTCCACCTTGATAAGTGGCGGATAAAGTACCTGAACCACCATTATTAAGACTTGATCCCCAAGGACCTTCATAATTAGCAAATCCAAGCCAATCAGTAAATGATATTCCTCCTCCATTTCTACGAAGAGCAAATTTATTAGGTCTGTCTTGAGCTTGTACTGAAATAATAATAGTATCACCTATTGTTCTAGATGAAAAGTTTAAACATTTAGTTTGTGTTGTAAATGTATCATAAGGCCAAGAATCACTTAATGCCGAACCACACCCGTTAGGACATGGTGTTGGGGTTGGAGTTGGTGTTAATGTATTGGTAGGTGTTGGGGTAGGAGTAGGAGTTGGAGTAGGAGTTGGAGTAACTGGTGGATTTGAGGCTCCACAAGTACAATCAACATAACTAGTATTAATAGTCCGAGGAGATACACCTTCTCCTATTGATTGTACTCTCCAACATCCTTCAAATCCGGCATCTGAAAGTGATACATAACTATTTACTGATAGTGTTCCTACTGTAGAAGATTTATTAGCTGTTGTTGTTGTTACTGTATCAGCACACGCACTTTGTTGTACTAAGTTATATAATGTAGGAAGTGGTGTTGGAGTTGGGGTAGCAGTAGCTCCAGGAACGGGTGTTGGAGTAGGAACTGCAGGAACTGGGGTATTAGTAGGAGTTGCTGTTGGTGGAGGAGTTGGAGTAGGTGTAGGGGTTGGTGTAGGTGTAGGTGTAGGTGTTGGTAGTGGTGTTGGGAGTGAAAATGTATGGACCCAAGTAGTATTACTACTATATATGCCGTTTCCATTAAATGATTTTATATATCCTTCATAATTAACACCTGTTTGTAGTCCTCCAATAGCAATATTAGTTTCAGAAGTAACAGGAAGTTCTTTATACACATCAGCAGATCCACTTACTCTATACCCAACAACATATCCTTGAATAGGTTCAAGCGTTAAAGGAACATTCCACGAAACTGATATTGAAATCATATTATTTTATTTTATATAAATATTAAGGTGCAGGACACTCATGATACCAAGAAAGAGAATCACTTACTAATCCATTTCCACTAAATGATTTTATATATCCTTCATACTTTACTCCGTATGTTATTCCTGTTATTTGTATATCATAGAATGTAGATGTGTTGAATTCAGTATGTGTTCTTCTAGATCCGGCTCTTCTATATCCTATAATATATCCATTTGTAGGAGTAAAAGGTTCAGGCTGCTTGAATGTTATTGATAAAGCATTTGGATATGAACAACGAACACTTACATTAGTTGGGGGTTCAGGTATTACTTCATTAATAGTAACTATACTAGCACTTATTGGTGGATTTGGTTGAGTTACAGATACAACGTATAATGTTGGAGTTGGAGTAGGTGTTGGTGTTGGGCTAGGAGTTGGGGTAGGAGCACTATAGTCATTATAGATAGAGGCAGTGATTGGGGATGTATTACTTATTAAATACGACCCACTATATATACTTCCAGTAAATGAACTACTTACATTATATAATGTATAATAAGTTCCAACTGCCGTTTCAGTTAAAATTAATGATCCACTTCCATCCACACTAAAAGAACTAGTGTTATCTATTGTTATAGAGCCTGTTAATAATAAGCCTCCTCTTCCATTAACATTAGATATAATATTAATAGATTTTGTAGCACTACTTGTAGGAAATGTAGTTACAATCTTGGATGAGAGGGGGGTGAGTGGGAAAATTGTTTGATATTCTTGATCAGTTATAATAGCTAATCCATGAGAATAAAATATATTACCAACATGAGAACTAGAATTCTTAAAATCAATTAGATTTCCAATACCATCATCTTTTATAAAATAAGCAGATGATGATAATTCAAAAGCATACGGTAATATTTGTTGGCCGTATAAATCTTTATTTATTGATATTACTCTAATTCCTTCATTTGCTCCTGTAGGGAATAGTTTAATTAATGATTGATTATTATTGTAATCAAAATTAGATCCTGTAAGTTTATTAGATGAAGCACCATCATAATATAAAGAAGCAATTAAAGAACTACTATCTAATGTATTATTACTTGATGAATTTTGCTGATAAAATAAATGATTTATCTGGGAGTATAATAGTCTTTCATATTTACCCTCAGTAATTGGATCAGTATCTAATGAAAAGGAACCAGTTAAGTTGGTCCCTTTATAGATTTTTATATATTGATCATTACTCGGATAAAGATCATAATTAAAAATCCATCTTTTATTAGCTACATACGGTACAGATATTACATCTGATCTTTTTAACCTTTTAAATGAAGCCATTTATATTGATTGATTTTAATAATCTAATTTAATTCTTATAAGTGCTTCTTTTGTAAAGTCTTTAATTAATGGACGTGACAATTTAGCTACACCTAACAACTCATTACTATCATTATACATTCCAACAGTAGTAACATATGTTTGTGGATTGTCAATTAATGTACTATATAACAAACTACCACTATCATTTATAATAGATGGATTTGTTGTATAATTAAAGTCATTATTTTTAACTCTAGTAAAGAAATATCGTGATGACACGGTTTCTTGTGATTGCATTGTAAATAATGAACCTGTATATATTCTGTTAAATAAAGCGCTCATACTTCCACCAGAACTTCCACCAACTTCAGCTAATCCAATACCTCCACTAGATGATGGTAAACTTAAAGCTCTAGGATTTAATAAAATAATACCTAAGTCTGGGAATACCAATCCATAACTTCCGCTAACTCCTTGGTTTTGAACATTAGCAATAGTTCCTGCACTTCCTGAAAGTAATGTATAATAGCGATTAGATCCAATAAAATTAGTAACAGATCCACTTACCACACTATCATCAGTTAATTGTAATGATGATAAGCCAAATCCAGTTCCTGAAAGTTTTAATGTAAGTGAACCAGGTCTTATTGATTCTTTAAATCTAGCACGAGCAATTGACAAAGCCCAAAATGAACTTACTGTTGTTTCTCCAAATCTAAAAGAACTGTTTTCATCATTATAGATTAAACTTCTATATTGACCATAATTAATACGAGAAGGAGTATTTGTTGTAACGGCTGAATTAATAGGAGAGTATCCAGTCCCACCTAAATTAGCATATTGAATTGAAAATTGAATATTAGCTGCATCCACACTATCATATACATCTAAGTTATATGATGTTCCTAAATCAGGATCAGGTGTATAAAAAGTAGTTAAAGTTGCATTATCGTTAGTCCATGCCCCTCTAGTGATAGTTTCTGAGCTTATTACTGAGTCTTCAGGATTGTATTGTATGAATGACATGTTATATGTTGTTTACTTTGATTATGTTTATAGGAATCGTAATTCTAGCACCCGAATCTCTACCAATTACTGTTAAAGTAGTGGTTAGTTGAGATAATGAAGTACCAAATAATGTATTAATTGTAGTACCAGTTAATGTAAATGAAGCACCTAATACAGATCTACTTAATTTAGTACCCGTAGTTGTATTTGCATCTATTGCATCATTAGTAGCGTCAATTCCAACACCATTAAATACTGAAAGTAATCTTACATCAGCAATTGTTGCTGTATAACCATTAGCTTCAAATACAGAAGTAGATCCTAAATAATTTAATGTTTGAGGAGTAATAGTTAAGTTAGCACCTTGACGTAGTGATATAGTATTATATCCTAAAGATATAACAGGTAATTTTGATGTGCCGCGAGGTAAAGTTACTAATTTATACTTCATTATTTGTGACTCATCCGGAAATGCTTCAAGCATAGGCATAGCTTCAATAGCTTCACCATAAAATGCGGATCCAGATGGATGATTAGGATTATATAAAGTATAATCAATCTCATCATCAGCTAATGCAAATTGTGTAATTTGAAAAGAACCATCATTTCGTGCTAATAATTCTCGTCCTTTTTTGGTTAATATAGCATCTACTGTTACTGTAGAATTATCTAGAATTGCCATAGTTTAATATGTTATTTTGGTATAAATATATATATTTTATTATTTTTTAATTAAAATGAACCTCCATCAAAAGTTCCCATATCAATTAATTTTTGTTTTACTTCTTTAGTAATAACGTCAATATTTTCTAATATCGCTGGGTTTACATTTTCCGGGATGATAAATCCTAAAGATGTTTCTCCTGGGTCTTTATCAAATGTCAATACTATATTATTTTCGTCTTTAACTCGTTTTAAAATTAAGAACTTATCTATTGTACTATTAAAATAATTAGGAATGGCTAGATTACTAGGAAGAGTTGAAGATAAAATCAAATTCAATCGACCAAAACTATCTTTATAAGAATATATTATAATACTTTCAAATACTTTTGGTTGATTATTTGTTGTATAGTGAAGAACTAAAACATCCCCTGATGATGGGTTAAAATCATATGTAATACTTCTATATGTATAATATAATGAGCTTTCATTTTTTGCAACATTAGGGACAAATTGGTATCCAACTACACTACTTAATTCTGAATTTAGTATTATAGTGTTACTACTATTAGAACCATATATAAAAGGAGAAGTTGAATTAGTAATATTAGGATATGTACCAATCATACTAACATTTTGTTGATTAGTTAATATACCACCAACAGCTACACTTGCAGTGTAGTTTATTGGATTTTGATTACTTTCAACAAGTTCAAAACTTATAACATCATTCTTTTTAAAATTTTGGAAATCCGTAGATAAATTAAAATTTAATTTATTAGCTAAAGTAGTATCAGTAGATATTTCTCTATATTGAGTATATGATTGAAAATCATTATTTACATCATATACTATTGTGCCACTTATATTACCAATTGGAGACGCTGTTAATATTTGGTTATAATCAGTATCAGTCATAAAATATACTACTGGATTTGTTCCACTATATACTTCAATATTATTAACTATAGATGTAGTAATTGAACTATACATTGTTACTTTATAAAAAGTAGTACCTGAAGAAAGTGATCTACCTGTAGATACTCCAGTAGTTCCATCTATTATAGTTACTGTTTCTGGAAGAATATATACTCCGTCTTTAGTAAGGTAATTATCTTGTAAAGGTCCAACATAACTGTATGTAACTTTTCTAGATGTATAATCTAATTGTTGACTGTTTAATAAGCTACCATTCTTTTTAATATTATATTGGTACGATACTTTATCTCCAATATTAGGTATAGTTAATCCAATTGTAAATGCTGATGAGAATTGATGCGGACCGTCAGTATCTACAGTGTATGATGAGAAGCTTGTAGGTGTTAAACCATTGTCTGAGTAGTTAAAATTACCATTAGAAGTTGTATCTGGTATGTCTATAGATTTACCAAATAAACTATATACATTATTATTAACTATAGGATATACTATTGGGGTTCCTCCTTTTATTAGGCCGCCTTTTGTAGTAACTTTAAACTGTTTTACATTAAATGAAGTATCAGGAGTGTATTTAAAGTATAATTTATCATTTGTACTATTATATAACATAGGTGAATAATCGTATCCACTACTATATATTAATTTACTTCCATTAACTACTTTCTGATTAGCAAATTTTTGGGAGTCAAATAAAGAAACAATTCCTTTAGTTCCTGTTTTGAACATATTCTGAATATCTACCCAATATTTATTTCTCTCATTTAATTCAGTTAAGTTACCATTTATATCAACCAAATATTTTATAGCTACGTTATTCTTTTGAGGAGATATTAAAAAATCATTATCTTTAATTTGGGTAAATATACCTATTTGATTTGAATAATTATCAATAGCTGCAGTTTTACCAAACGAATTATCCCCAACCCAAACAGAGGATTGGGAAGAATAAGTATTATATTTCAAACTAGTTAATTTTGTTCCTTCATAACGAGAACGTTTATGTCCCATTAATGTAGCATAACTATCTTGTAATTCAACACTTGAAGATATTCTAGTACCACTATCTAATACTTGAGAAGTAGAGTATATGTTTTCTATTTTAAATCTTGATTTTGATTTTAAATTAGAAGATACATTATTTAATACAACATTAAAATCAGTATTTTGAAATTGATGCAAATCAACATTTCCAACATTAAATAAGTAAGGATTTGGATTTGAATTTTCGTAATAATTATTAATATTTAAATATGAACCTAAAATTTGTCCTGTATAAAATGAGGATTTATTTCCTTCTATTTTATTGTAATAATAACTATTATCTTCAGAAATAACAGGACTATTGTAGCTAGCATCAAGTATATTTTGATTATTTAATTTAGGCTTAAAGGATTTAATTTTATTTCTTTCAAGAACTGGAGATTGGATTGTTATTCCAGTTAAAGTGTTAGTTCTAGTAGGAGTAAAATCCTTTAACATTTTAAATAAACTATTGTCAAAATACTTTACTAATTCAAAGAATCCCTTATAATCTAATCGTTTAGCACTTCCTGATATAGCCGCACTAGATGAGATAAATCTATTTTTTTGAGTATCTAATAGATTATAAGATGATGATTCGGCTAATCTAGGATCACCAATATAATCATCTAATGAAAATGTTGGGTTAGTTATAGCAATAGAAGATGATATTCGCTTGTTTAGTTCATTTTGTGGACTAAATGATAAATCTACAAAATGTAAGTCTGTTGATGCAAAATTATTTGAAGAGGTAGGGGATTGTTGTACTGATACAAATGGAGATAAAATACTACCTGTAATAGTATTATTTTGAATGGTTATTTTATCATTATCATATCCTTTAAGTAATCCAGATTTAGTTGTTCCTCCGAATTCTTTAGGAGAAAACACACTACCTGTAATTCCGAATGTAGTTATTAAGTTTTGTAATCCAACTGTAGTTCCTTTATTTTTTAATAATAAAGGAAGATTATGATATATTCGTTTATATAATTCAGATACTAAATCTTTTCGAGGAATATTATTTAAAAAACTACTAGTTACTGAAAACATTGAAGGGTCGGCATCATTGAAAATTACACTTCCACTATTTGTTCCTTCTATATAATTAGTAAAATCTTCTCCTCCCTTACTATTATATAAGGCAACACCCAATGAACGCAAAGTATCATATACAATATCTTTAGAAATACCTTTTTCTAAATTGTTATCAGCATTGTATAATTCATTAATTGATGTAATATAAATCCACACATTGTCAAAATAATGACCAATCATATCTACAAAATCATAATATGATTGATAATTATCAGGATCATTTTTTATATAGTTAGGAATTATATTATATAACCAATCTAAATTTTCTTCATCATAATTAGCAGCGGATGAGGTATATGAATTATACCATGTTGATGTACTTGGAGACGATAAAACAACATACCCACTAGAAGTAGTATCAAAAGTTAACGATAAAGTATTAATTCCTACAGTAGAAGATTGAGTTACTAATAACTCTCCAGACCCTGAATATATTGATATTACTTGAGGTAATTCATTTAAACTATGTGTAAAATTCCAAACTGGAGATTTAACAGGTTGGTAAAATAGTTTATTTATAAATCTATTAGTGTATGGTTTTAAATTAGTTGATTTTGGCCATGCTTTAGAACCAGATTCAAAATATAAATAATGTTCAAACCCATCAAATTTAGATATGATATCATCTATTTTTAATTTTAAAGATGAAGTTTCTTGATTAGATAAAAAAGAAGAACTATTAGAGGATAATATATTATTTATATTGCTATTATATGATTCTATTAATCCTAATTTATAATTAAAAACATCTAATCTTTTTTTAGCTGAACTAAAATGGATAAAGTTTTCAAATGATGTATAATCAATATTTAAATCATATGAATTATCATTTATATAATTTAATGCATTGTAATATGATGATCCAGTTAATGAAGATATAAGAGAAGAATAGTTTTCATATCCCGTTGGTAATATATTTTTTACATCAACTTCAATATCAAAATTAGGACGTCTTAATTTTGGGATAGGAGGTAAAACTATTAGTGTATCTAAATCAATATTAAATACATAGGGCTCAGTAATTTCTTCAACTACCCATAATGATGTTTTAACTTCAATAGAAGGATCTAAAGGCTCATATAATTTAAATAATACTGTTGAATTAGTATTATCGATTGCTATATTTACTGCTACTTGTTGTAAATTATTATTAAAATTTAATAAATATAATTTCTCATATGTAGAAGAATCAGAATCATTTATTAATATTTGAGATTGAGCAATTAAATCTTCAGCAGAAATAACTACAGAATTAACCCTAATTTCGGTCCTATCTTCTGATATTTCGTCAATAAATAAATCAGCATTAAAATCTGATATTTTTCTTTTAAAGAAATTGTATTGGGTTTTAAAAGTACCTGTAGTATATCCTAAATTAGTTAAATCGTTAATAGGGTCTATTTCAATTATAGGAAGTGTCTGATTAGAATTAGTTCCAATATATGAATCTGAAGGTAATTTGAAGTTACGGTAATTATAATCTATATATGATATGAAGTTAGACTCATCATATGCAAAAAATTCAATATAGTCATCTTGAAAACCAAATGACTGCTTTAGATTATTAGAAGCTAATAAATTAAGATCTTCAACCTTAAATCTAGATATTCGTTCAATATCTCCAATATTACCTATAATTTTAATATTATCAGCCATTATCTTTTATTTAATTCAGCTAAAGTTTTATTAGAAGCTAATAAATCATTTCTTAATACAGTTATTTCATTTAATAATGCTTGAATATCAGTTTCATCAGCTAATTTAATTCCTAAATATTCAGCAGCTCTATTCAGCATATATCTATGAGAATCTATATCTCCTTCTTTTGGAATTTGAATGAATAAATTTTCATAGAGTTGAAAGAAATCTTCAAGAGTAAATGATATAGCTTCTTGATTATCTAAATTATTAATTAATTGGCTAAAATTTCTATTAACTAATTTATTAAAATCACCTTTATTAAAAACAGATTTATCAAATGATATTTGAGCCATTATCTTATAACTTTAAAATAATTATTATCTTCAAATACTACGGTACTTCCACTAATTATAGATTTAATAACAATGGCATAATATCTTTCAGGTTGTAAACCATTCATATATAAATCAAAATAATTACCAGTTGTATTAGCAGATAATTTAGTATAAGTAGTATCAAAATCTATCACAAATTCTTCAGTTTTAATATCTTTAATAGCATAATATGAAGATGTTGGGAGGATTTTATTATTTAAATATACTGAAGATGTTTGGAATGTTCTTGTTGGAAATCTATCTCTAACATTTATTTTGAAACGATTTACTGAATCTTCTTGGAATTCGCCTTTATTATTAGATAAAGATATTGATATATTATCAGATTGAACTACAGATAATGAACCCGTATTATACACAAAATCATTCCATCTAAATTCTAAACATGGAGGATAGATAGTATGGGTATCAGCTGAAAAATATTTAGTCTCAAAAAATGAACTTGTTGAAAATTCTAATGATTTAGAATGTTTAATTATAAATCCATTTTGATAAAAACTGGAACTTATAGCATTAGTTATATCCAATTCAATATCTTTATTAGTAGCGTATGTAAATGATTGAGTAGCTACTAAATTACTCCCAGTAAACCAAACTCCTCCACCAACATTATTAGAATATGAAGATGTAACCCCATTAACAGCAGCATTAAATACACTACCACTCATCACATCCCGATAAAACCAACTTACACCATTAGTTGTAGCAGGAACATTTGCTGCTCTACCAGTACCCATATTCCAAGAACCTGAAATAGGGTGACAAAATAATGTATAGTCTAATGGAATTTCAGAAGCATTAGCCAAATATAATTTTAAGTATGCTTTATAATTAGATGATAATATTTTATTATTTAATACATCAGAAATCTGTGAATTAGGGAATGATAGTAAAGCTCTTGATACCTCAGCTGTGCTTAATATAGAATAATATAAACTAATATCTAATATTTCATCTAATCCAGCATTTTTTGTTGGAAAATAAGAATATATTGATGCGTCTTTTTCGGGAAATATTTTATATACAGCCATTTTTAATATGCGATTACTCTACCATTTATATCAATATCAGGAAATCTTACTTCAAATATACTAGGATCTATAGATGGATATACAATTCCATTTCTAGTAGCACTATATATATCATATCCGTATGGAGAATAATTTCCACCTTGCTTATTTACTATTTCAATTTTGCCTATAGATTGTACGCCAGGTACTTTTAATAAAAGCGAATTAATCTCCGATATTATAATAGGTTGATTAATCTGCCATGAGTCTATTGAAAAGTATGTTTTTAATGAAGATATGCAAGAAGATAATAATTCTTTACTATTATAACTTAAATCCCCAAATATTTCAAAATTTAATCCTATATTAATATAAAATGCGTCCTTAATGTTTATAGCATCAGTAATCATTCTATATTCATTAATATATGTTTTTAAATTTGATTTCAATGTTGAATTAGCATTAACTAATTGTTTAGATGAATTATACCCCAAAACATATAAATCTAAACTTAATGGATTATCTTTAATTAAATTTCCAATATTATTATAAGTTTCTTGAGTAATATATGCTTTAGATATACTTCCATATTGAGACGGTAAACTTAAAGTACGAACAATATAGTCTTCTTTAGTTACTGCTCTATTTTGAGATGAAAATGAATTTAAAGCATTTAATCTTATTTCTTCTATAGTATCACCACCTCTACCTCCAGTAGCAGGTATAGGATTATTACATACAATACTATCTAATACTGTATTTTGTAAATTAATATCTGATGGAGTAAATTTAAAGTCAATATTAGTTGTATCAATAGATGTTAATACATTAGCTTCTACATTAGAAGATAACCCACCTCCAGATAAATATTTAACTGTTAGTGTTGTATTTTGAGGAACTAATCCATAACTTTTAGTAAAAAATATAGAAGCTTTATTATAATCATCGATTTTATCAGATACACTTGATACCAATCCTAAATTTATATTATCTGGGGTTGGTAATATTGATACATCTGAAGAACCACTAGATATTCCAGCACCAAATTGTAATTCTAGTTTATTATCAGGTTTTAAACGAGTAACAAATCTTCTAGGTACTTTATTTAATGATAGTAAGTAATTAATTCCACCATCACTTCCAGAAGTAGGATTAATAGAAGAAGTAAACAATGTTTCTTGAGCTAAATATGGAACTTCATACCATCTATTTCCATCACTATCAGTAACATTTAATATTTGAATTATATTTTCATCTTCAATAGTAATAGAATTAAACTTTATAGAATCTGTAAAATCTATATCAATTGTATTAATATTAGCTGATATAGCATTAGTAGATTTTTTAATTAAGTAGTAATTATTATCAACAAATGATATCTCAGCAGAACTAGTATCTGAAAAATCAATAGCTGTAGTAGTTAAAAATTGTTGATTAGTTGTATTACTAGTTATAATAGTACTTTCAGGTACTCTAAGAGAATAAGATAAATCAGGAAATGAATTGGATCCACTAATTATACTGGGAAGGAGTTGATATATGTCGACTATAGTATTAGAAGCATATGATGCTTTAGGACGGTAACCGAATGAGTAAGCTAAATTATATAAACTTTCTTTTTCCTTAGCTAATAGTAAAAAATTCTCTTGAATTTGAGAATCAATATAAAATGAGGATACATCACCAACATAAGATGCCATTTCAATAAACATATTCCCGGGGGACGCTTCTGAAAAGTCATTATATATTGTAGGAAAATAACTTTTTGCAAATTCTTGAAGTGATAGTTTAAAATCACTAAAAGTTTTATTTACATATTTAATATTTTTATCCTCATTTATCATTGTAATTCGATTATAATATTATCCTGTTGTCCTGAAATATTTAATTTGTAATCTATTTTTATTAAAATTGAATTATTATCAGTATCAGGATTAATTTCTATATTAATAATAGTAATTTCAGGAATATAAATACCTACATTAGTTAATATTTGATTTTCTATCTTATAAAAAGTATTATCACTTATAGGTTCAAATAATAATCTAGGTAAATCAGCTCCAAATTCAGGATTTTCAATTCTTTCTCCTTTATATGTTAATAAAAGATTAATTAAATTAGATTTAATTTGTTCTTTAGTTGAATAAGTTTTAGGAAATACTCCCCCAGCATTAAAAGGTAAAGCTATACCTATAGATATATTCTTATCTAAATCTCTAGGATCTATTTTTATTACTTGAGGTATTGGCATATTTATTCGTTATATTGTCTCATTGCTGCTAAATCTTGAGGAGTCATAGTAGATGCTGTTTCAGCTATAATATCTAAATATGGATTTCCGGTTGATGGAGATTGGGGTTTAGAATAAGATTGTTGATGAGGAGTTGTTAATCCTATAGAAGCTGCTAAATTTTGTCTATATGCTACCATATCAACATCCTGAGTAGTGAAACTCATAGTTCTATTTTCTTGTATGGGAGTAGGTTTAACTTGTGATAGTTCTTCTCTTAGAACTTCACGAACAGCTTCTTTGATAAGTTTTTTAAATACGTCTACTTTCATGGTTATAAATATTAAGCTACGAGACCCTTTTGGTCTATTAATAATTTTAATTCTTCAGCTAATACATCAGGTTCTAAAGTAAACGAGTATGAACTTTGTAATACTTCTTGATCCAATCTATTCTTAGCTATCATATATCTACGTTTGTTGCCCTTTACTACAAATCTAGAATTAACTTCTTCACGTACAAAAAATCTAAATCCTTTATAATCATATCCTTCTAAATAACCCAACCCATTACCTAATATTTCTTTACTACTATATTGATCTAATAAATCTTCTATAGGATCTAAAGAATTTTTCGCATTAAATCTATCTTCAGCACTATTATTACTACTACTTAAAGAATCAGATGGATTACTTGTAGATGGATTAGGACCAGTATTTGATTCAGGTAGAAGAGATTCAGGATTATTAGTTAATAAATCATCTATAGGTAGTAATCTACTCTCTTGATAATCTAAATCTCTAAGTAATTCTGCTAAAATCTGAGATATAATTCCTAGTAAAACTACTAGTGCTAATTTAATATCTTCTAATTTTTTATCTTTATTAGCCGCTAACGTAGTAATACCTACAGTAGCAAAAGTAGTAGGAATTGGATTTATTTTAAATAATGCTAAGATTACATCAAGTATAGGAAGTAGTAATTGAACCACATCCACAATCTGTTTAATTTTTTTTAATCGTTCTCTATTTTGTCCTATAATTGTTTTAGCATTACTTACTAATAATCTTGCTTTTGTGATATCACCTTCATTTTGGATGTTACGAATAAAATCATTAACTCTATCTACTAAATTTTCAATTTTTTTATTACTTATAGTAGTATTAGCTATAATAAAATTAGATACCGCACCTAATGCTAAAATTATAGAAGTTGGATTAACTTTTGGTTTATTGCCAAATTTTACAAAATTTTTAGCAGCTTCCGATTTATCTAAAAGAAGTCGTTTTTTAGTTAAATAGTTTGTTTTTAATTGATTTAAATATGCTTTAGGTTGGTTTTGTAATTCTAAACGTTTAATATTTAAATTATCACCTAAAATTTTTAATTCGTCAGTACGAGAATTTTCTATTAGTTGGATTTTAATTCCTTTTTCAAATTCAGTTAAAGATTTATCTTTATTAACTTTAGATGAGGCTTTTCTTGCTCGTACTTCAACATCTAATATTTTATTACCTAAATCTTTTGATTCAGATATTAGTTTTGATATTGCTGCTGTTTTTGCTAATTCAAAGCTTTCCTTTAATGGACCGTTTTTTAAATCTAAATAACGTTTAGCATTACTAACTAAATTTTCTTTAGTTCCATTAGCTAATCCTTTAACATCTTCTTTTTTAGGAATTAATTTATCAAGTATCATATAGTATAGGATTTAGAAGATAATAAAGTTTGTAAATCCTGTGTTTCTGCTGTTATATAATTTAACGATGTTATTAATGACAATCCAGCTTTATTAACAGATATTAATGGAGTTCCTGGAGGAGTTGAAACTACTGATGATAACGCGGTTGATAGGTTTTTTAATTCTTTAATTATATGTGATAATAATTTTACAGTTTCATTACCTTTTAATAAAGGTTCAACTGCTATATTACCTAGTGGGTCTAATCCTAGAATAATTTTAGGAGCTTCTAATAATATATCTTTTGAAGAGTTTAAATAAATAGTATTAGATGAAGATAAACCAATTCCATTAGCATATAATAATATTTCATCATTTTTTGCATTTAATACTACTCTATCCCCAGATAATATAACTTGGGAATTAATATATAATTCAGGGGATATAGGATTAAATAACTTATTTGACTTTAAGGTTCTAATCCTTAAGGGAATTTTTTGAGTTGATGTAAGATATATAGATGATTTATCTATATTAGGATCTTCTACATACGGTTTAAGAGAATCAGGTTGAAAACCATGACCATTTGTAATTAATGTTATAGGATCACCATTACCCCCAGTAATACTCCAGAAATTCTCATTTGTATTATATTTTGTTGTACTTGAAAAACGTAAAGAATTTCCATTTCTACCTTCAAATATAGTATCTCCTTCAAAAGGAAGTAGTGGATTTATATTTGAATTTTCAGTAAATGTACCCCCCAATTTAATATCATTAGTTAAATTATTAGCTGGTTGGGAATTATGGTGATTATTATTCCATAGATTAATTACACTTATATAATATTTTTCATTTTTATATTGATTATCTTGGGTATCAGGAGATGGAAGATCAAATAATAATACTAATTCTTCTCGTAAAGGAATATGTTTTTGATTTGGGAAAAAATTTTTAGCTACTTTACAATCTATGAGCCTAACATTTGATGTATTTTTATTAGTTGGATAATCTAGATAAAATATAGTACCAACTCCTCCCCACTCTCCATATTTTTGAAATACTTCCTTACCAGGAGTATTTTCATCCATAATTACAGCAAAGACTTTACCAACTGAATATAAAGAATTATTAGAAATTGAAGTACCTCCTAGTTGATTACTTAAACTACCTCCAATACTAGCTCTTGCTGTCCTCATTTATTTTATTTTCTATTGGTTTATTTATACTATCACCAATTTTTTGGACTTCACCTCTAATTTGGTCTAGTTCAGCTTCACTTAAAAAATCATCAGAACCACCACCACTATTATTCATAGCACGTTGTACAATTCCAGCCATTTTAATTAATGAATCATCATTTTTAACAGATACATCAAGATACTCTTTAATCAACGGAACAACCATTAGAGCCGATTGAGTATCAGTTACTAATGGTTTAAGACTTGTAATTAAATCTTTTATTTGTTTTTCCTTTTCTCGAGAATTATCGTATATATTCTTTAAAAGATCAGAAAATGATTTCTGACCGAATATTTTTTGTTCAAAATCCATAATATTTATTTATTATAAATATATTTTTTTAGATTTTTACAAACCCTGTTTCGTAGTATTCGTTATATAAATTATAATATACTTTCTTTAATACTTTTATTACTTTAGTTATTTGAAAAGTATCAACATCAATCATCTCACGAATATAAATGTAAATAGCCTTTTTATTAAATATTTCTAAATTCTCACGTTTGCGAAATAGTTCTAAAATTACATCTGCTGTTTTTTGATCTTGGATTCTTGGGAAATATTTTTCAAGATAAGTATCCATATAGCAAACAAAATAGGAAATAAAATCATTCAAATCAGCATCATTATTAGACTCACGAACTAAATCTTCAACAATAACTTTATCTTCATCTACTTCTTCTAAAGTACCTTTACCTTTTATTTTTTTATAATTTTTTTCATTATAAATAATCAAATAACGTTTAGCAATAGTTCCGAAATAAGAATATGCTTTACCTTTAGATTGATCATATAAATGAAGTTTTTCTAAAAGAAAAGCTACTACCTCATGTTTTAACTCATTAATAGTATCAACATCAGTATAATAAAACTTAAATGTATGAATGATATTTTCTGCTAATTTATGAAAAGCATAATCAATGCGTTGATCAAATATATGATTACGATTATCTTGATCTTTAGAGGCTAAATATTCTATAATTGCTTCTTCAGTATCTGAAGTAAAATATAGAATTGATTTTTTAGGTTTACGTTTACGTATTGTTCCTTTTTTAGTTAAAAGTACCTCTTCTTCTGGAGGGGATATTAAATCCATATTAATTGTTTCGAGTTTTGAAAGAATTCAATTGTGTTTGAATTTCTTGTAATGTCTCAAAGAAAAAACCAATATCATCATCTGCTTTAAATGCTTGTGCAACTTCAGACTCCCCTATTTTTTTATTTGATAATTCTATAAGTTCAGAAATATTAGTAATATATTGATTTTGTATATCAACAATTTTTTCTAATTGTTCTGTTTTTAAAAATAAATTATAGCACGCATATGATACGGCTATAATTAATGTAATTAAAGTATATAATATAATTTCCATATTAATCAAAAAATGTATTCATAATGTCCTTTAAATTGGAATTTTCAGGGACATTTATTTGTACTGGTTTTTTATTAGGTTGAGAAATTGTTTGTTTTAATTGTTCAACCGGAGTTCCATTTAATTTATCTAACCATTCACGTTCAAATTCAATACGCGCTGCTAATAAATCAGCCTGATGGATAATAAACGGTAATGATGTACGTAACTTAGTTTCTGGGCCCCACGATAGTAAATAAGATTTATTTGATTCATCATATAAACCATCATGTAGTTTAATAGCTAACCACTCATTTTTAGAAACTTCAATACCTAATTGAGATAATAACCATAATCCACGATCTGGAACAGTCATATAATCCATCTGAGTATTGAAAGTATAAATTTCACCTCTATTTTTTATATGCCATTCAGACGGATTTGGCAGAACAGCCTCGTGTTCGAATGTACCAAATTTACCTAAATCATGATTTAAAGCAGAAAATACTACCTCTTCAGTAGTATATGTAGGTTTAACATCAAATTTTCTCCAAATCGAATCTATCTCCAAACTAGCTGATACCACACGATTAACATGTTCGATATACCCTCCAGGGAAACAATTGTGATATTGCGGTTTATGTGATGCAGGTAATAATATAAAGCGTTCTTCATATTTATTATAAAAATCAATTAACCGTTTTTGACGATCACCAATAATATATTGTTCAATATAACCTAAAAATTGTTGCCAGTTTTCTAGCAATTGTTCTTCATTTAACATAACCTATTTTATTTTAATTAAACGTATGATGAAAACTCATCATGTTCTAAAGAAACAGTTGAGCGTAAATCCTCAATTTTTTCCTTCATATCACTTAATGTTTGTAATAACGAGTCAGAACTCTCACCTCGTGAAAGTTGAAAATCCAATGTACGGTTTAGATTTTCTAATTGATTTATTTTATTTAAAACTTGTTCCTTATACCTCATATTCTAATACATTTATACGTATATACGCGTTTGGTTAATGTTTGCAAACGTTTGCAACGTTTTGCGTTTATTTTCTAATCGTTTGGGTTTCAAACTACCCCAACGTTTAAATATACGTGAGACAGTTTTGGTGCCAAATTACTTCTTGGATTTCTTTAATAATTTTTTAGATTCCTTAATCATTTCTTGCAAATCAATTGCTCTAAATGGAAATGAAAAATACTTGTTTTCCTCAGCATTTTTTAAAATATCATCCTCTTGTGGATCATCCGTAATAAAAAATGTAAATTGAGCCTTTCCAGGCATTGCGTCTAGTAAATCGGTTGAAGAAATTTCACGATCCAAACCATTATCTTTAAATAAAGTATTTACACCGTTTACAAAAGCTGCTTTATTAGCATCTTTAAATAGATATGTTGCCATATTAAAATTTTATTTGTTTAATAATAAATATATAAATTGATAATTTACGCGAGATCCTCGTTAGGTATGCCTAAAACTTTAAAAATCACGTCACGCGCAACCGTAAAATTTACCGCAAAACCTTCGCGATTATCCTCTACTCTATAATCTGAAAGTAAATCATGGATTTCTTGTTCGGCTACATAAGGATTCTGGGTAAACCAAAAATCACGTACTTGCCATGGTGTAATAACACCCGTAGCAGAATTAATCTCATTTAAACGGTCGGCAACCGAACGCTCAGTAAATCCAATTTTAAAAATTCCGGGCACCGATGTATTTTGTAGAATATAGATGTGACCCGTAGTAAATGGTGATTTTTTAGAACCATATTTTTTCTTAAAATAGCGCACATTCCACGCATTATTTCCATCATCGACAAAGTCGTAACCTTTAGCTGACCGTACGTTATCTCGCACTTGTTGAGCGTTCATCTCGTAGAATTCGGATGTATCCTTACCCGTTAAATTTTCCATTTTATGTTTATTTATTTTTTCATAACCTGGGAATGTGGTGAGGACATTCTGTATATACAAGTTGATTTCCAAAAATTCTCGTAAAGGTTAAAATTTGAAATCTCGGATTTTTATCCCAAAAGGGTTATTTTGGAATTTGAAATTTCCTCATTATGTTTATAATATTGAAACGTTCATTGAAATATTGATTATATTTGTATATACGAGATGTGGGGTGTAAAGTCGTTTACGTGTTGAGAGTGTGTGGTATTAAGACACGCACCCATACGCCGCGCGTAAGGACCGCGGCCAGCGTGGGAGCAATCCGCGCACGAGTCGCGGTCGACCCGCTATCGACCGTCTCTTTTGAAATTTTTTTAGTACACGCGATTTTTTTGTAGTACACGGGAAGCCGCACGTCTTTTTGCGACATGCGGATCCGTGCGAGAGGGAATATATAATTGGGTGAATTATCGAACTTTTGTGTAATACGTCACATTTCCAGCCTCATCCATATAATATGCGTGAACATGCTGCTCGATTTGGTATTTGGCGATACGGTGGATAGAGCTGAATTGTACTTGCTTATATTGACGTGATTTTGGATTTGCTAATTTGGTCATGTATTATTTGATTGAGTGTGATTACTTAGACGGATTGAATGGGTAGTAGCTTATTCAGCTACCACCTTTGACTTAACCTTGGTCTTAGCCTTAGTAGGCACTTCAATCACAATCGCTTTAGGGCGTCCTAACTTTAATGTCCCATTTGCACGACGAGCTTCTAAATCATTCAAACGTGTTTGACGAACTGAGAATTTATTAACTGGACGTCCACGTTTGATCTCTATACCTAATGATTCTTTCAACATTCGGCACTCTTTCTTGAATTGATTATTTGATAATGGAGTGATTGGACGACCACGTTTGATTAAACCTGCTTCGCGCTTTGCTTGAATTTCTTTCAAACGGATTTGACGTGCTGAATTCTCGTTTACTGGACGACCTAATTGTGCTGTGTTGTTTTCTTGATTTTTCATACTTTTTTTGTTTATTTGTTAGTTATATGTTTTATTATGATGTAAATGTAAACTGGAAACTTATTGAAGCCTATTCTTTTAAATTAACAGCTCCATATGCTGTTACTATTGATCCGAATACTAAAATGATTGCCCAATCAGTGTCTTGATTATATAGGAACCCGTAACATGCAATTACTACTAACGTTACACCTAATTTTAGAAGCAATGATGCACTGTTTCTCTTGGTTTTAGCCTGTTTCTCGGCTGCGATCTTAGCTAAAACGATCTTTATCATCTTCCCACTGTTCGAATTGTCTTGCTTGTTTTGTCAACATGTCTTTTTATTTAGTTAGTTAATTACTTATTATGGGGTAAATATAATCTGGAAATTCGGCTATAACACCTTATTCCATGTTTTGATTATATAATCCATTTCCTGCTTATTCAATTTTTCAACCATTGAATCTAACTGATTCGCTTTCCGAATTGATGTTTGACCCATCATTTCAATGTCGTTATTGATGTCTTTCTGTAATGAGATGAATTTGAGGCACTTTTGGATGTTTATCATGTTCGTTTGTTTTTATGTACAGTGTAAATGTAATTAGGAAACTCGTTACTTACTAACATCATAATAAGTAACACCATTAATTAAGATAAAGTTATCATGTTTAACTGTACAGTAACTGTAATGTACATACTTGACACCATTAATTTTCCTAACTGGTATTAAATTTACATTTGAATTTTTAATGTGAGAGTTCTTAATTGTAGCTGACATATTTTGTTTGTTTAGTTAATTATTTATTACAGGTTAAAGTTAATCTAGAAATCTAACTCAAAATTTATCTTACCCTCACCTTTTAATTTAATTAGTTGTTTTTCAAGATAATTAACTAATTTCATGTCCTCATCACATATATCTAATAAACCATCCCAACTAATAAACTCATACTCATTACCTTCATTAATTGCTGCTTGTAATACATCTTCCTTTGTCATGTTTGTTTTGTTTTTAGTTAATTATTTATTACATAGTAAATGTAATTAGGAAATTTACATACTCATAAGTAAACCATCTACAAAGCATAATAGCTCTTGCTCCGTTTCGCAGCAGTCCTTACCATAACTCATTACTTGATTAATAAACCGTTGTTGTAATTCGGGTGTTGTTAGGTAATCATCTATAAAATCGTTTGATAATTCCTCAACGTACGTTTTTAGATTTTTAATGTTTTTCATGTTTATTTGTTTTAAGTACAACGTAAATGTAATAAGGACAAAGATGGAGGACAACGTCCTCCTCTTATGCATCTGTAATAATTAACTAATAAACAATATAGTGGTCAG